ACATTAAATAATCTACCATCTAAACCTTTTACTTTACCTGACTGAGCAGCTTCTTCAACCTGACTTCTAAATGATTTTAGTCTGGGTAATTCAGATAAAAACTTATCTATTAATCTTCTGCCTAAAGTTAAATCTTTAGAACCAACTATTGTTGAAATCTTTTTTGCTCCTGCTCCAAATAAAAAAGCATAGATAAAAGTTTTTGCTTGGTCTCTATTATCTAGTCCTGCCATTTTCATATTACGTGTATGTATATCACCATTTAATATCTCATGTGTATATGATGGAGTATTAATATAGTGTGCTAACATTCTTAACTCTAAACCTGAAGCATCAGTTCCAAAGATTACATGAGTATCAGGTTTATCTGTTGTCCAAACTTCTCTACATTCTTTTCCAAATGGAGAATATGTAGCAGGTACCTGAGCCATATTTGGTGAATGATGACTCATGCGACCTGATACACAACGCAAAGTAAGGACACGACCATGAACTCTTCCAGTCTTTGAATTAACTTCATCCAACCAAGAAGAGATTTGAGACGTTCTTTTTTTAAGTAATAAATACTTAGCTATAAGTTTTGCTTCAGGTATATTATCTATTTTAGATAGCACACCCTCGTCAACAATAGGTGAGTTTTTATCAGTAAACTTTTGTGGCTTCCAACCTAACATCATAAGTCTCTCAGCTATTTGTTTTCTTGAAGCTAAATTAAATTCTTCATAAGAAGTTTTAGTAAAAGGCACACCCTTTACATACCCACGTGTTTTATTATTTACCTTTGGTATAAACTCTTCTTCTCTTTTAAGAGGTGGAAAAGTTTTGTGTACATTTTTTTCTATGTCTTCAGCTTGGTCTTCAAGTCTAGCTCTTAACTCCATTGCTTTTTGTTGGTCTAAATAAAATCCTTGCTTTTCTTGTTTAGAAACAATAGAACGCACATCATGTTCAAGTCTGATAGAATAATCAGAGAAGTTTTTACCCTCTTGTTTTAAATAATTATAAACTTTATGTGTCAGTTCAACATCACGTCTACAATAAGTAAGCATCTCATTTGTAAACTTTGAGAAGTCATGGAACTCAATCTTATTATAACCAAGTCTTTTACCCCAGGAATCTAAAGAGTGTCCATTCATTCTCTCAGGATTAAATAACTGAGACATAATTAATGTGTCCTCAATCTGGGGGAGTCTGATATTAGTTCTTGCTAGTCTATTCAGAACTGGTGCATCAAACCCTACACCATTGTGCATTACGATTTTCTCTGCATGTTTCTCAATAAACTTAGGGAACTTATCATAGCAATCATCACCAACAAAGGCATAGTTATCACCTGACTCCATATTCCTAGCAACGATACAATAAATCTTTGTGGCATCTATTGCATCAGTCTCTATGTCAACTACTATATTCATTATAGACTAATATACTCCTTAATTGTTTTAACATCAAATAGTTTTTGTAAACTAACTAAATACATACGAGATGCGTTATGGTCTCCACCACTAACTGAAACTTTTCTCTCTAAAGAATCTATTATCTTTTTTAAATTTTCAGTTTTGAATACTAATGTAGCATAGACATCTTCACCTACACATAAATTATGAAACCAATAGTCAGCTTCAGTTGCATTAATACCTGAAGGTTTGCCATAACATTGGTATTCAATAGCTATATTACCAGTTCTTTTCCAAACATCTCGTTCAGATTTAACTTCAATCTTTTTATCTTGTAACATTTCTTTTACTAAGTCTTCTCTAACTTTACCATAGGCAAGGTCAATGTCAAACTTCTTTCTGTCTTTTTTATTGGGTGTCAAATTCATCAGCACTCTCCTTAAAAGGGTTATCTATTTCTGACATTCTACCATTTTCAGAAGAATAAAGCAAGTAAGAAGCAACACCAGTTGTCCCTGCATATCTATTCTTTAACACTCTAATCGTAGAAGTATTCTTAGCTATCTCATCATCATCTTGTTGGTTTCTTTCCATACCTATAACTGCATCAGATAACTGAGCAATCGCATGTGAACCACGCAAGTGTGATAGAGATACTTGTTTACCTTCTTCATGACCTTTATCATTATCAAGTCTACGCAGGTGACAAGCAAGTAACATACCTATCTTTGTTTCATGACAAAGACTTCTTAGTTTAGTCATCAACATATCAATAGCTTTTCTTTCATTGCCATCATCTCTGCCTGAGATAATTAAACTTAAATGGTCTACAAATATCCATTTACAATCACAACCTCTAGCCATGTATCGTATACGATTGATAACATCATCATCAGTCATTGAACCAAAGTGGTCAAATAAAACTAATCTTCTGTCACCTTTTAATTCATGAGACCATTTACGTAAGTCTTCAGGGTTTTGTTTTCTCCACTCTTCAGGTTTGTGTAATTCTTTATCAGCATGAATACCAACAAGACCTCTAAATGTTCTTTTCTTTTCTTCTTCAAGAAATAATAAACCAATCTTATCTTTAGTGCTTTTCCATATATGATATACAAACTCACGCAATAAACTTGATTTACCCATACCAGTGCCTGATGTAAGTGTAACTAACTCACCTACTCTCATGCCATAAAGTTTTTTATTAATACCTTCAAATGGATATGAGCAACTTTCAACATCATCTTCTACCCATAAGTCATCAACAATATCATCATATGTGATAATACCTGCAGGTGTAAATGGTTTAGCATCCCACCATGCACGAGTGAACTGTTCTCTCTTACCTGCTTTAAGATATTCATTTGCATCTTTTAAATCAAGATGAACTACTTTACATTTATTAGGTGAAAATATTTCAGCAACTCTGTTAGCAGATTCTTTTCCTATCTCATCATTATCAAAGCAGATAATGATATTATCAAAGCTATCAAGATATTCAAAGTTTTGCTTACAGTCTCTGACTGCAGATGCAACTCCATTTTTAATAGATACAGTTGCCCAACGACTACCCATCATTTGATAGACTGCCATTGCATCACACTCACCTTCAGTAATTGTAATGTACTTTTGTCCACCACCAAAAAGATTTTGTCCAAACAATAAGGACTCTCCAAAGTTTCCTTGGGCAGTAAACTCTTTTGGTAATGTTCTAATCTTATTAGCTACATGTTTACCATTTGAATTGTAGTATGGATATATATGTTTAGACACCATACCATTTTGGGACAGTGTTGTTACTCCATATTTGTTTGCAGTTTCCTGCGTTATGTTTCTGTCTTGCAATGAAGTTGCTTGACCAACATACAAATCTGAATAACTATTTTGATTGTTTGTCATAGGTATCACTTCTCCTTCTCCTTTCTCGTAATAACCACAGTCAGGTGTAAAACAATGAGCATGACCATCACTATATCTTGCTAAATTGTTTTTACTCCCACATTTAGGACACGACTCGTGCCTTAAAAATTTACTTTCCATTTTTAACATCTAACCCCCTAATGTATTTTTGGTTTATCGTCTTTCTTAACTATACCCTCAAAGAGTAAGTCATCTTGAGTTGGTTCTTCACCCAAATCCATAGCTATTATCTCTTGGGCAGCATCATTTAATGCATTCTGCATTGTAAGAAATCCATAGAAATCTTTTTCAGCTTTCATAATAGCTGTCAATGATAATGCCCTTGCCATTAAATAAATAGTTTCAGGTGAGTCTAATTCAGTCATTAATTCCATAACTACTTCATGAAATTTTCTAACTACCTTTTCTTTTTGTTCTTCAGTTAGTTTATCTATTACCATACATTCTCTCCATATCATCTACAAAACCATTTATATCTTTTAATGGTATTTGTTTTATATCACTTTTACCAGTAGCAGATAATACAAAATCAACAACTGATGTTGGTAAGTCTTCATGTGTATTATACATTTAAATTATCTCCTTCCATAAAACCACCCATGGTCATCTGTTTAATTTTTTCTTCGTTAGTATGAATTATATTAATCATTTTGTCAAGATACCATTTAGCTTTTTGTAAATCTTCTAATGGTTTACCTTTATAATTATATCTCCACAAATATTTTGTAGTGTTTCCTTTTAAATAACCAAGGAACTCCTTCTCTGTCATAGATGCTTGTATCGCTTCAATACATTCTATTCCAAACTGATTATAATGTGGAGGGTTATTAACTAAATCAATCTTGCTCATAAATTATTGCTCCTTCAATTTGGGTCATACAACCTGTGTTTTTATTTTCAATAGGTTTTCTTTTTTTAAGAGGTACAAGAGGTTTACCCACTGCTTTTGGTAAAGACTCTCTAATGTCTTTAATCTTTCTTTCTTGAATAGGTGTAAGTTTTTGCACATAAGGTTGTCTATGTTTCCATACATCATGTGTTATACATAAATAACCATTAGCATCCTTTTCTGTTTTACGATACTCTTGATATACAGCATCTCCAAAAGAACAGTCAGGAACCTTACCTACATAAACTTCTTTTTCACCTACTGGTGTATTAACTATCATAAGTAATAAAAAAAATTCTTTCATTTATCTAAGTCCTTTCTCACACATTTTTGTTTATAATATACATTACCTAGCAGTGTAAGACTAGGATTATGTAATGCAGGTTTTTGTTTTCCAACATACTCCCAAACACATGTCATTGTTTTATTATTGTTTGCTCGTTGATGAAAAAAGTCAATGTTATCAAGGGTATACAGATTAAGTACAATCCCAATGATTAATGTTTCAACTCCCATTAAAATAATCTCCTATAAAATATAATATTGTAAATATAAATACACCCATCATAAATCCAAATAGGATTTGTAATGTAAACCACAATGCTCTGTCAATTTTAGTAGACATAAACAACTTGTGGTAGTGGTGTATAATCTGTTCTTCTATCCACATGAATAAAAGTTCTTGCTACTCCTACAGTCCAACCTAAGTCTATTGCTCTTTTAATTAAGTCTTTTCTGAAGACTGAATTAGGTATGGCAATGTCAACTGCACAAGTATCTGTACCCCATTTATCATTACCAATTTTATGGAATGAGTTAGGACTTGCAGGATAGCCACGACTTTTTAACCAGTCGTTGTGTTCTGCTGAACGACAACAAGAAGTTATCTGTAATGGTTCACCCATATTCTCTCTTAAATTTATTAAACAATTTAAGAAACCCTCAGCTAAAATAATATCTTTAGATGTGGGACATTGTAATTCCTTTTCACTAAAGTATTTATTTTCGTAGTAGTTTATTCTTTGCATCATCTCTTTCCTTTCTTAGTTCTTTAATTCTTTTGTAAGAATCATATAGTTGTTTTGTTAATTGTTGTATTTCTTTTATATATAATTGTTCTTTAGTCATTGTTTTTGTGTTCTTTCTGTTAAACTTATAATAAGATTATACAATTTTTAAAAATTACTGTCAAACTAATTTAACCTTTGTCAAATTACTGACATATATTGTTGTATTTTTACAACTACTCTTCATCTATATAGTCTTTTATCTCCTCAGGTGTCAAAAGATTGACAAGTATTGGTGTGTCTTCACCTATGTATGCACCTGCAATGTTGAAGTCTATAAATTCTTTAGCTTCATCATAAGACATATCGTCTCTTTTAACCAGTTTGGTTATCATTCTGTGCTTATCATAGATAAATACATCCGTCATGCCGCATCGTGTTCCCACTCCAATTATGCAGTCATCATAACCATCCCATATTTTCATCACACATCCTCTGGCTCGATAGCATTAAAAATTTCCTCGTGTTTGATATTCAATGCTTTATGTATTTTATTCATAGCACGTCTTACCTCATGCCATTGTTCATCATTGCTATCAATACCTTCAGAAATGCAATCTTCTCTTGCCATATATAAGACATCCCAAACTGAGGATAAACAT